GATTAATTAAGTTCAGCACAGTCATATAACCCAGGCTGCCCCAGTTATATACACATTAAAAGTCAATCTAATTTTAGAACTAAAAATACTAGAACAACAATAAAAATCCACAACAAAAACAACTTTTTTGAACTTTTTGTTCGTTGTTCTATTTGCACATATTTAAAAAGAAAGTTACAAATACTTAGGAAACCTTCTGGATCTCTTTAGCCAAAAACGAAACATCTACGTGCGTATAGTGCTCGGTAACATCTCCATCGGAATGCCCTAAGATACGCTTTATAGCGACTTCGTCCACCCCGGCCATCCTCATCCGAGACGCGGCGGTATGTCTGCACCAATGAGGGGTTGCGGAAGGAAGTCCTAATTCTTCCATAACTTTAGAGAATAGCGGGCGGTATTTGTATGCGGGGATTGCATTCCCGTCATCATCACAGATAATAGTTTTACCGCCCCTGGACAGCCACTTGGTCAGATATGGCATGATTTTAGGATGCACCGGGACAATGCGATTTTTCCCGGCCTGGGTTTTTAGACCTCCTTGCAAATAATTCGCCTCCGAATGATACGAGAATCTGGTAAGCCCCAAAAACTCGGACACCCGGAATCCAGTATAACATAGCATTAGTACGGTATCAGCCCAAGGGAATCCAGAGGACGCCAGGTTCTCCAATTTACGCATTGTGATATCATCAAAAGCACCCTTTTCGTGCTTTGCTTCAACTCCTGGAAGTTCCACAAAAGCGGAATAGTCTTTATACACGATATCGCGCTCTGTTGCGTGCTTAAAAAGTGCTTTCATAAGCATTTTGTCATTGCTAATACTAGATTTCGATAATCCGTTTGCCTCGTCTTGGTCAATAATAGATTGTAGGTCGTCAATCGTAACCTTGCACATATCCTTTTTTTCTAGCACACAGAGGCGCGCCCAAGAAGCCTTATAGCTGGCGATAGAGGCAGCTCCTGCCTTTGCATACTTTTTGGCAGACCACTGATTGTATACGTCTCCCCAGGTAACGGCGAGTGACTTTGCCGGGATATTAGATGCCAAATATTTGTCAAGGGCCTCCTGTGCTTCTTTGGCAGTTCTGTGGTAGGATAGATACTTTTGCTTCCACAGTCCGGGCCGCTCCAAATACGACACCCTGACGGCGTATCGGTTTCTGCGGTTCGGGCCAAGATTTACAATACTTCCAGTTCCGTTCGCTCTTCTCATTGACTTTTCCCCCTATTCTGGTAAAATAAAGGGGTGATATGGCACCCAAACCTTATCACCCCTATGTGAGCCGTCCCTGGTGTTGGTAGCACCGGGGGCGGCATTTTTATTGCGCCTTTTTCAGTTTCTCCATTTCACGGTTCAGCTTCTTCCCCATAGCCTCAAGGGCAGTGATCCGAGTGTCCATGACCTCCATGTCGTCCAGGTGCTCCAGTTTCTCCAGGATGGCGCTCTGGCCCTCTGCGAGCAAATTAAACCGCTTTTCAAATTTGGTTTCCATCATCATTACGGTGTTTTTGGTGATGCGCTGTTCAGCGTCCGCGATAATGGATTGGATTGCCTGCAAATCTTTTTTGTCCAACATACGTAAAATCTCCTTATTGTTCACTCTAAGCCAAACTGCGCTTTATTGACTACTTTGCCATCTTGGAACATCACATTTGCGTTAGCCCCAATAGACCCTTTACCTTCCCACATCCACATTGTAGTTACATATTCTGACCCAATGCCAAGATCTGATTCGGATAGCAGTTCTCCTTTCGATCCAATAATCGAAACTACTTCGTCGTATGTCATCCCATTTTTAATCTGGTTAAACTCATCTAAGCTAATTTTCTCGTCATTATAGGTAACTGCTTCCCCAAAAACATCAAACATAACTTTATCGCCAGTGACAGTAAGATATATTTCTCCAGCTTCTGACTGCTTGAGGTAAATGGCGCATCGTGTAGTATCTTGGAGTAATGGAGCATTCTTAGATAGCTCGACAAGAGTTGATTTAATATCCTCCCAGTTAGCTGGCGCAGACCCCGCTTCCTTCGCTTCTTGTATAAGCGCGGCTATGTCAGGGTCATAGATACTCACTGTGGTCATATCTCCAAATAGGGAGATCTCTATAAATGAGGTATCACAGAAGGACGAGAATGTAGCAGTGATATTGTCTTTTATTGGGTCACTTTCGGGTGTGGCTACAATGGTCTGTTCCGGGGGAGGGCTTTTGCTCACATCTACTGTTGACTCAGCAGTACAAGCGGACATCGGGATTATTAGCGCCAATCCCCAAGCGGCCATTCTTTTCCATCCCATTTCCCATTCTCCTCTCTATTTTACCGCACTCTGGCGGTTCTTTTACGCTCATGCAAAAGTCCGATAATCCGTGCATTATATCGGAAGGCGATCAAACGCGCACAGAAAATTTACACTTCTTTTTTGGTGATATTCCCATCTTGAAAAATGGAACTAATGTTCTATAATAATAGTCAACAGAAACAAATTTTCCAGCATCGACAAAACCTGACAGAATATAAGGTAAACAGGGCGTATAGTGCAAACAGAGGCTACAAAATGTGCCAAAATTAGAAAAATTACATAGTTCTGATTGGGAGTGGCACAAACTGGGAGGATGGTGCAGAATGACGCCGAAAGAAAAATTGCTAGAGTCGATCGAAAGGCTTATATCCGCAATGGACGAGGAAAAATTAAAAAATGTTTACCAGTTTGTCCTGCACATTTCTAAATAGCACCGATACCATGCCGTCCCCTTATTCGGGGGACGGCTTTTCTTTTTGCATTTCTTCTACAAGCATATTCGCCATATCGGCCAACATTTGCCATTGGTCAACGGATAATCTTGACATAACCGAAATTAGACGGTGCTTAAAGTCTGGCTCACCATTGAGCAGGTCGCCGAAAAATGCGGAAAGCTCCTCGTTCCGACTCCTCTGCAAAAACATTGGTTCCGCCCCGTTCTTTAACCAGTCCTCATTTACGTTGAACTCTCGGCAAATAAGATCCACAAACAGTGGCTTTGGCTCCACCTTGTTAAGTTCTATATTCGTAATTGCTCCCCGCGTAACTCCGAGCCTTTTACCAAATTCTTCTTGCGAAATCCCCAGTGCCAAACGCACAGCTTTAATTCGTTCATTCACATGATCACCCCCTTGCTACATTAGATATTATACTATTCATTTTCTGTATTGTCAATACAAACAAAGTAATATAATTTCAAAAAATGTATTGACAATACGAAAAAATAGGTGTAGAATGTATCCAGAAAACGAATGAGAGGGGTGACAATATGAGCGAAAAAGAGCGCAATATTGCCGAAAGCCTGACGCGTGCTTGTGAACTTCTTCCCGACGGAAAGAAAGAGTATTTGATCGGGTATGCAGAAGGCGTAGCAGCTATGGCGGAGAAGGCCAAGGAGCACACCAATGGAGAAAAAGAAGCCCGCCCCTGACGGGGCGGAGAAGGAGGGAATATAATGATCGAGTCCAAGCATGTAATAATCAATCACCTCAACAGGTGGGTGGAATCATATGACATCGTAAAAGAATGGGATTCCGACGGACATATCATCCGACAGGAAGTGGTTAATTATCGGCGCGAATGGACCTAATCACGAATCCAGCCCCGGAGTCACGAGGGAAAAATAAGCGCCCCGGCCGGTGTGCGACCACCGACCAGGGCATGACACCACGTACCGAAGCTACGAGGTATCGGAGACAGTATATCACATCCTCCGGCCTCTGGCAAGATTGGAGGATTTTTTATGACCAAAGATGGGCAACTCAACGAGAGTAGCACGAAGCGGGAGATTGAGAACCGTTTCGCAAATGCACGCCGCGTCATGGACGACCTATGCCGGGCTTACTATGGGATGACTTGGGATGAGCATGAGCGGCTCCACGGGGAGAAGGGAGGCGAAAACGATGAGGCCAAGAACCAGAGCGCGGCCGCCGATCCCAACGGACGCTGAGATACTAGCGTATGACAATGTTCCAGTGGACGTTGCGGCCCGGTATTTAGACTGGCCGGAACAGACGGTAAGGCTGGCGCTCAGAGAGGGCCGGGCAACCTTCGGGATTGCGGTCAAGGACAAGGCGCTTACATACAAGATCAGCCCCGGCGGGCTGGTTAAGTACAAGCGAGAGGGCGTACCGTGCTTTGACTACGAAACCATCGTACACATGATACGGACTGCGGTGGCGAGCACCATTCAAAGCGAAATGAGCGATTTCAAGACAGAGCTTTTCAACTAATGAAAGAGAGTGAAAATTATGGGAGCACAAACCGAGCGCGACAGGCGCGCAAAAGCATACAGCTACCGGGCCTACCGCCGCCGGGTACAGCAGGCGCAGGCGATGGCCCAGCGGGTACAACTGGCGGTGGTTGCCGGAGCGGCGCTGGTGCTGGCTATTCTGGTGGCGGTCAGCCTATGAAGAAACAACTGATCGTGACCATTGCATATCTCTTTCTGCTGCTGGCGCTGATTGCACTAGTTGAAATCATCTGGGGCCAGGAACCGGAGAGCCAGGCCATTGAGACACAGGTGGCAACCACCACCCCGGCCCCCACGCCAACCGGACCGCTCACCATCCAGATCACCGGACTGGAGGGCGCGGAGAGCATCGACGATGTGTGGGCGGTCATAGAAATCCCACATTGAGGAGGGAGCAAAATGGACTTAAAAAAGATTTTGGACGAGCATCTCCTTTGGCTGAATGGAGAGGGCGGCAGCCGTGCCAACCTGAGCAATGCCGACCTGTTCGGTGCCGACCTGCGCGGTGCCAACCTGAGCAATGCCGACCTGCGCGGTGCCAACCTGAGCAATGCCAACCTGAGCAATGCCGACCTGCGCTGTGCCAACCTGAGCAATGCCGACCTGTTCGGTGCCAACCTGCGCGGTGCCAACCTGTTCGGTGCCAACCTGTTCGGTGCCAACCTGCGCAATGCCGACCTGCGCGATGCCGACCTGCGCTGTGCCAACCTGAGCAATGCCGACCTGCGCGGTGCCAACCTGAGCAATGCCGACCTGTGCGGTGCCAACCTGAGCAATGCCGACCTGTTCGGTGCCAACCTGCGCTGTGCCAACCTGAGCAATGCCGACCTGTTCGGTGCCAACCTGCGCGGTGCCAACCTGTTCGGTGCCAACCTGCGCAATGCCGACCTGCGCGATGCCGACCTGCGCTGTGCCAACCTGAGCAATGCCGACCTGCGCGGTGCCAACCTGAGCAATGCCGACCTGTGCGGTGCCAACCTGCGCGGTGCCAACCTGAGCAATGCCGACCTGTGCGGGGCATCTATAGATCAAATGATGTGGAATATTTATACGGTGTTCTATCCGTTGCAATGTCCGGAATCCGGCTCTTATATCGGCTATAAAAAGGCAAGTGGCCTTGTTGTGGAGTTGGAAATCCCCGCAGATGCACGCCGGTCCTCCGCTACTAGCCGAAAATGCCGCGCCAGTAAGGCCAAGGTATTGAGTATCACAGATATCAACGGAAATCCTGCTGGCGGCCAGGTAAAGAGCAATTATGATCCGGACTTTGTTTATACCATAGGGGAAACCGTTGAAGTGTCTGATTTTGATGATGACCGCTGGAACGAGTGCTCTACTGGCATTCATCATTTTATTACACGGGCGGAAGCCGTTATTTACGAATAAAAGCGCCGCTCCCCGGTGTGCAAGACCGGAGGGCGGCAAGGGAAACATTTGTTTATTTACATTTTATGACGATTAGAAAGGAAAGTCAAATGAAATTGTATCAAAAGCGCAATGGAAATATGTCCAATCAGGACTGGCTTGACCTTGGTACGCTTCTTCTTAAGCTGGGCTATGTAGTTTCCATAGGAAAGGAGAAGCAAAGCGGATCTATGTACCGTTCTTATATCGAAATCCAGGGAAACGGACTGGAGAAGGAGGAGCTGTAATGCACATCCCATTGTATGACAGCCAGACGACTCCGGCATCTGCTTATTGCGAGAAGTGCCGCCAGGAGGTCTACCACGGCGAGGCCCGGTTCCAGTGGGAAGGGCGGTGGCTCTGCCCGGACTGCTTCCGGGCCGCAGTCAACAAGGCCCTGCGAGACAGCCCGGAGCAGGTGGCGCTGGAGATGGGGCTGGAAGTGGAGCGGTACGTATGATGGAAAAAGTCATTGATATCACCGGATGGGTTGAAAAGGGGGCGATTACATGAAAGTAAATTGTGTTTCTTACTATGCCACCGGCAAGGCAGAAGTCAAAGTTTACTTTCCTTAGCTTAACGGCATGACAGTCTGCCAGTGGTGCCCCTACATCCAATACCGGGAGGGCCTCAAGCGCCACCAATGCGCCCTCACCGGCGAATTTCTGCCGTACCCGTTTGACGGGATGGGGAACGAGTGCCCGATTACATTTGATAAGGAGGACAAGCAACATGAGTTTGACAGTTAAGGAGACCAAGGGCGGCGGCAGTGCCCCCATTGAGCCCGGAGCGTACCCGGCCCGCTGCGTGGGCGTAGTCGACCTGGGCATCCAGCACAACGACTTCAACAACAAGGATCAAGAAAAGGTGCGGCTTATTTTTGAGCTGCCCACGGAGCGCGTGCAGGTAGACGGTGAGGACAAGCCCCGCTGGCTTAGCAAGCCCTACACCGCCTCCCTCCATGAGAAGTCCACCCTGCGCCATGATCTGGACGCCTGGCGCGGTAAGCCCTTTACCCAAGAAGAGCTGGCCGGGTTCAATCTGGCAAATGTAATCAACGCCCCCTGTTTACTTACCGTGGTCAACCAGGAGGGCAAGAATGGCGGCACCTACGCCAAGATTGCCGGTATCTCCAAACCGATGAAGGGTATGGAAGTGCCACCCCTTGAAAACGAGCCGATCCAGTTTGATATGGACGCCGAGGACGCCGAAGAGACCCTGAAGTTGCTGCCCACCTGGATGCAAGATGAGGTGCAGAAGTCAGTCACATGGAAGGCGAGGATGTCCGGCCCTTTTGAGGATGCCGACGAGGACGGCGAGCTCCCGTTTTAAGGGGGCCGCCGCCCTATGGAATACATTAAAATCCCTATAATCTGCGCCGACGCCATTTTGGCCCTCGGAGAAGCGGAGTGTGGCCGGTTGCTTATGTCCCTTCTGGAATACAGTAGGGGCGGAGGTACGGTTGAACCCCGTGGTGCTGAGAAGTCAATCTATCTAATTTTGAAAGCGCAGATGGACAAGGATACAGAGACAGGGCGGAAACGTGCGGAGAACGGGCGGAAAGGCGGCATAGCAAAGTCTAGCAAATTAAAGCAAAATCTAGCAAGAGATAGCATGCCCCCTTCCCCGCTTCCTTCTCCCCCCACACCCCCCATATCTATTCCCCCATCCCCCAAAGAAAAACCCCCTAAAGGGGGTAAAAAGAAAGTCCCCCCAACGGTGGAAGAAGTCCGCGCCTATTGCCAGGAACGGGGGAACGGCATAGACCCGGAGGCCTTTGTGGACTTCTACGCAGCGCGGGGGTGGAAATACGGAGCAGGGCGGCCCATTGTAGACTGGAAAGCCGCCGTGCGAACCTGGGAAGCCCGCCGAAGGGCGGAGCAGCCAGCCACTACGGAGACATACCGCCCCAGGGCCTATCACCTGGAGCGGGACGAGGATGGACAGGAGGTTGTAGTCTATGACGATTGACGCACTGGAGGCGGAGAGCGCGGTATGCGGCTCTATCCTGCTGGACGATGCATGTCTACCAGAAGTGCTGGAGCACCTGACAGAGGCGGATTTCGTGCTGGAGGCGAACCGGTCGATTTTCCGGGCGGCGGTTGAGCTTTACCGGCGTGAGGAGCCGGTAGACCCTGTGAGCATCCGGGCGGAGGCCAGGGGTGCAGTCAGCGACGCCTACATGATGGAGCTGATGCAGGCCACCAACACAGCGGCCAACGCCGGGATTTACGCGGAGGAGACCCGGCGGGCGTCCATGCGGCGGAGCCTGGTTGCCCTCGGTCAGGAGCTGGAGCAGCGTGCGCCTACCCTGGAGGACACCCCCAGGGAGCTGATTTTCACCGCTCAGCGGAAGCTGGAGGCCATTGAGGCCCAGGACACCGCAAGGGAGCTGGCTACCTCCGGGGACACTCTGCTGGCCTATTACCGGCACCGGGAGCGGGTGGACGCCGGTTCTGGCGGCTACGTCCCTACGGGCTACCGGAGCTTAGACCGATTGCTGGGCGGCGGTCTGCTGAACAGCGGATTTTACATTCTGGCCGCCCGGCCCGGCATGGGCAAGACCACTTTTGGGCTGGCTGTGGCGGATCAGGTAGCCCAACAGAATGGGCCAGTGCTCTTCGTGTCCCTCGAAATGGATGAGGAGCAGTTGGCCGCCAAGCGGCTGGCGCGGGCCGCCGGGATTTCCTATGACGCCCTCATGATGGGCAATCTTGGGGACGAAGAGCGGGCCCGTGCGGCGGAGTGGAGTTCGAAGGTGTCCCAGATACCTGTCTACACAAACCGCAAGCCCCGCGCCACCGTGGACGATATCGCCAACATGGCCCGGAAGGTTAAAGGGCTCAAGCTGCTGGTGGTGGACTATTTCGGGCTGATCCGGACAGAGGAGCGGGCTAAAAACCGCTATGAGGCTATGACCGAGGTGTCCGGGCAGCTCAAGGCGCTGGCGAGAAAGCTCAAAGTACCGCTGCTCTGCCTGGCGCAGATCAACCGGGAGAACGCACAGCGGCAGGATAAGCGGCCCCAGCTCTCTGACCTGCGGGATACCGGGGCACTGGAGCAGGATGCGGATGGCGTAATCTTTTTACACTGCAACAGCTATTACAACCAGGAGCGGCCCGACCCGTGGGAGCCCGACTATATGCAAATTATTTTGGCGAAAAACCGGCACGCCAGCACCGGTACGTGCGACGCGGCATTCTACCGGGCGGTGGGGCGGATTATACCAGCGAGGTGATATCAGTGACAGACGAAAAGGCGGCGGATGTTTTGTCCGCCCTGAGAGACAAACATCGCGCCATTATGGAGACCGGATCCGAGCTGGCTCAGGTGCATGGCCAGATTGTGGAAGCCCTGAACTGGGCGCTGGAGATACTTAGACATGGGAACGATTCGGTTTGATATACCATACCCGCCCACGAAGAAGGGCAAGTCGGCCTTCTGCCGCCGGTTTGGGCTGAACGCCTACTACTCCGGCAAGCACTGGGCGCAGCGGAAGAAGGACGCCGACGAGCTCCATGCGCTGACCCTGGTCGCGCTGAAACAGGCCCGTGTGAGGCGCGGGATGGTACGTGGGCCGGTCTCCATCACCTTTGCATGGGACGACGGGCTGGACATTGACAACCACGCAGCAATCGCCAAAGCCGTGGTGGACGCGCTCAAGGGATACCTGCTGCCCGACGACGATCACCGCTGGTACAGGCAGGTCATACATAGGCTTTGGGACGGGGGATGTATTCGGGTGGAGGTGTCGGAGCTGTGATCACCAGAGACCCCTACGGCATCAGCGGAGCGGTGGCACCCTGGCGCAGCCTGGACGCGATGGAGCCGATCGTGGAACGCAATATTACGGAGCGGGACGCGGAGGAGGCGGCAATCTGTGGACAGTGCCCGCTGCCGGACTGTAACCCCAAAAGAGTTGGCTGCCTCCTACATACCAGAGCGAAAAAGCCAAAACCGTCCCGCGATTTGCTGGAGCGCATGGCGCTGGACGGGCATGGGCCGGAGGAGATATCCCAGGCCACCGGATACAGCATATCAACCACCGCGATGTACATGAAAGATTTTTTTAAGGCTGGGCCATGTGGATGATGCTCGTCCAAGAGCATTTGTGATGCGGCCGGCGGGACGTGCAGCAGAAAAGAGCGCTGGAAAGCAGCCAAGGAGGTGCCAAACGGTGGACGATAAGACGCGCGCCCTGCTGGGTGATCACGAGGCGGCTAAGCTATGAGGGTGTTGGTGGCCTGTGAGGAGTCGCAGGAAGTCTGCAAAGCGTTCCGGGCGCTGGGGCATGAGGCGTACAGCTGCGACATTGAGCCGTGCAGCGGGGGGCATCCGGAGTGGCATCTGAGATGTGACGCGCTGGAGTTGCTGAAAATACAGTGGGATATGATTCTGGCGTTTCCACCCTGTACATACTTGTCAAACGCTGGTGCTAAGCACCTGTTTCGCGGCGGCATCCTCAATCAGGAGCGATACCAGAAAGGTTTGGAGGCAAAGGAGTTTTTTCTGAAATTTCTGGATGCGGACTGCCCGAAAATCTGTGTTGAAAATCCAGTATCAAGCAGAATTTATGAAATGCCGCCGCACAGCCAGGAGGTGCAGCCCTGGATGTTCGGGCATCCAGTACAGAAAAAGACCCGTCTGTGGCTGAAGGGTCTGCCGCCATTGGAACCGACAGACATCGTAGACCCGGAGTGCGGCTGCCATGAGGCCGGTACGTGGTTTATGCGAGGCGGGAAAGACCGTCAGAAAAACAGAGCCAAGACGTTTCCTGGATTGGCAAAGGCGATGGCCGAACAATGGGGAGGTATCTGTGGTGGATGATATCAAATTAGCCCTGCTTGGCAATAAAGAGGCAGCCAAGCGGCTGACGGATGCGGGGGTGCTGGTTCCGTGCCCGTTCTGCGGGGGAGAAGCGGAAGTTGTAGCATATGGCCCAAGATTATTGCGCCCATCAAGGAACCATGTTTATAGCGTTTCTTGCAACGAATGTGAAATGATGTTCGGATGGGATGTTGACTATGGAGGGCGATATGACACTGAGTATGAGGTTATGCTCGCCTGGAACACCCGCGCGCCGATTCTGAGCGCGGAGGAATTGCAGAGATTGGAGGTCAAGCCATGACGCGGGAAGAAGCGATTGAGTGCCTGAAAACTATACAGCGGTGGACTCCGGACTGGGATGACCGGGAAGATGGGCTGTCTTATTGGGATGCTATTGATATGGCCCTCTCCGCCCTCCGCCCCGTCAGCCGGGAGCAGGTGGAGCGGCTGTGGCCGGGGTGTGACCGTTGCAAAGCAGCTGATACAGCAATCGCATGGGAGCGGTGGGGACACCAATACTGTTCTCAATGTGGTCGCCCTCTCACCCCAGAGGCGTGGGAGGAACTGAGAAAGAGACTGGAGGCGCTAAACAATGACAAAAAATGAATTTATAGCCCTAATTGGGCAAGACGTAGTTGTAGACTATCCATTTGGCCGAGAACTCCAGCGGTGGAGCATGAAAAACTTTTATATCGATGGAAATGGCGAAGTCAAACATAATCGTCTCACGCTTATTATGGATGCTTTTATTGCCAACGCAAGAAATCCCCACAAAGGGAAGCCCACGCATGGTTAAGGAGGCGCTGAACGATGGCAAGGGCGATTGATGGAGAGTTGCTCGAACTGGAGATTGCAAATATTGCAAATAAACTGGCAAAATCCGATGCACAAAAGGCATTGATGGGACGGGTAATGTACTGCGTTGAGCATATGCCCACCCTCACCCCGCAGAACGAGCCGCTGACGCAGGCAGACCTTGATAGCATGGACTATGACAAGGTATGGATTGACTATGGGGACGACGGTGAGTGGGCGCTGGTGGTAAACGGTCGAATCTATTGCCTGGCAGTACTAGAGGGCGCCGGGTTCGAGGACATCTTGCGGGAGGAGCTGGGCGGTGAGACCCTGGATCGCCCCAGTGGAGATTACACCGTGTACCGCCGCCCGACGGAGGTATCGCCATGAGACACCAATACACCCGCGCAGAGCTGGAATCCATCACCCAGGAGACGGCAATCTACATTGAGGGAACAGGGATAGCCCAGCTCCAATGGGGCGGCCTGGAGATTGCAGAAGGGTGCAGGGATGGATATCTGTACTGCAAGCACATCAAGCCGTTTAGCCTGGAGCTGTACGGCCAATACTGGACGGCCTTTGACGGGCCGCCGGAAAGGGGAAAAAATAATGAAAATCCCAGCGGAATTTGAGGACATTTTACGGGGTGTAGAGTTGACGGAGAGAGAGAAGCGGTTCCTGCGCTGGATAACCAGCTGGGACGACCACACAATGCAGAACATGAGAACCGTGGTGGAGAAAGTACGGAGCACCCTCTCCACGCTCCAAGCCGAAAACAAGGAGCTGCGGGCCGAGCTGGAGCAGGTGAAGCGGGAGAGGGATGCGGCGGTCAGTGATCTGACATTTGTGGTGAATCAATATCGGCTGGAGACAACAGGAATAGACCTTTGCGGACTTTGTGAGTATGATTTGCCACCAGTAGGGGAAAATGGACAAACCGCAGAATGCCCCGGATTTTATGTGAACGATTGCTTTAAGTGGCGCGGCCCGGAGGAGGGGTGAGCATGGAGAGACTGACATACTGGTGTGACAATGGGCATGGTGGTGGAAAATGGTTTGTAGCTATCGATGCCGAAGGAAGAGAAGATTACGGGCCGCACGTTGACCGCCTCGCAGCCTATGAGGAGACTGGCTTGGAGCCGGGGGAAATCGAACAGCTCAAAGGTGAAGCATTTGGTCTGAGAGTGGACAAGCAAGAGCTGGAGCAATATCGTGCTCTCGGCCCCATTGACCGCCTCCGCGAACTGGCCGAGGCCGCACTACGGAGGGAGCAGGATGGCTGATATTCTGACGATCATAGCTGCTGTGGAGTGGATGGCGCTTGGCCTGCTTGTCCTGTGGAAGCTCAAGGGGTGGGATCGAAAGATGGAAGAGTTATACGAAGACATGAAGAAACAGTGGGAGGCCGAGCATGAGACTAGTTGATGCGGATAATGCACGAGAGTGCTTTGGTGGTGATGGGGTGACTGGAGCCGTCATGAAGCGTATGTTTGATAGCCTACCCACCATCGACGCCGTGCCTGTGGTCAGGTGCCGGGAGTGCAAGTTTTACCGAGAGTTACGTACAAAACGGCACAACCAGCTCATGCGACTGTGCTACCGGATGGGCAAGCACGATATGGAGTACCCGGTCAAGCCGGATGATTTCTGCTCCTACGGCCAGCGAAAGGAGGACAACCTGGACGAAGCCATCGAAAAGTACCTGAAAATCAAGGAGGAGGCCAACATGGACAAGCCGAGAATTTGCGAGGTGCTTGGGGTTGAACCAGAAGAAAAGTTTGAAATTAGAGGAAACACGTTAGGGCGATTTCGTATCAATAAAGTGGAATGTCTTAACAATCTCATAAATCATCCAGAAAACATCGCCCGCAAGCCCCGCTGGACGGAGCAGGAGGTGGAGAGGGCGAAGGCTATCAAAGTGCTATATCCAGTTGTTAAAACATTGGCATACGTTGATATAGTGGGACAGACATTTTACATGTATGATGACGAAGACAACTATAAGGGCAGTCTTGATAACCTTGATGAAACGTTTCCTACGCTGAGGAGCATAAGGCGGGCCACATTGGACGAGATCATCGGAGGTGCCCAATGACCAGAGAAATCCTTTTCAAAGCCAAGCGGCTGGATAATGGCGAGTGGGTGAAAGGAAGCTTGATTTCGTTTGCAGATGGAGGGCGATCGATTTTACCATCTGAGAGTGCTGTGCTTTACAAGAAGGGCGAGTCTCTTTTTTCTACTGTAAATTGCCTTGAGGTCGACCCTTCCACGCTCTGCCAGTACACCGGCCTGACCGACAAGAACGGGAGGAAAGTGTTTGTTGGGGACATTGTAAAATGCAGCCGTGGTTGCACCCATGAGGTGGTATGGGTTCAGGAACACGGCGGAACCTTTATCGGAGGAATGCCAGCAATCTATCTATCTGACTTGATGCCAGGATACGCATGGACTGGTGAGGAAGAAATCATCGGCTCCATCCACGACGGGGAGGGCGGGCAACATGAGCGAGTGGATTAGCGTCAAGGACAGGCTGCCGGAAAGTCAAGCGGATGTCCTTGTGGTGGCGTTTTGGCATGAACGCTGGCAGACCATGATGGGCTGGCATAGTGACATGGGAAAGAAGTGGCGTGTCATTACACCACACGGAGAAAGAGAGCCGGGCGGTGTCACCCACTGGATGCCCCTCCCAGACCCGCCGAAGGAGGGATAGCCCTTGAGCTCATTCCGTGGTGACAGGCTTCGGAAGTTACGGGAAGGGAAAAAAATAAAACGGTATATCTTGTCCCAACGATGCGGGTTACATAGCGACGCAATACGGAGGTATGAACGGGGAGAAGCAGAACCGGATCTTGAATCTATGGTTGCGATTGCAGACTTTTTTGAAGTAAGCCTTGACTATTTAGCGGGGCGAGTAGACTTTAGATAAAATTTTGAAGATTCCCCTTTAAAGGGGAAAAATAGAGAAATATTACTTTAGAATGGGAGTGTGGGAGCGTGTGCCCCTGCGCTCCCATTCCCCTTCCTCCTTCACACGGATGGGGTGGCGGCGGTGCAGCCGCTGCCCCTACTGTGTGCAATATGCCGCACGGCTGAAAACCACCCCATTCAGGGTGAAGGGCTGGCGGTGGCTGGTGAAAAGATGTTGGTCGGTCTGAAAACATTGAGCGGTGGCGGAATAAGGTAGACGCTATGGTGACGGGTAGAGTGGCACCTATTATCCTGCTCGCGGTATGGGTATCGTCCCTCGGGTTTGCAGGCCGCAGTAATGCGCGACGGGCGTTAGACAGCAATCCACTCATGTGAGGTGCAAATCCTCACCCGCTCAAAAATAAAGCCGCCCCCGAAGGGGCGGAAGGATGGTTATGTTTTAGATTTTCGTTTGGCATAGGCAGCTCGTTCTTTTGCCCGAACCAGCTCTGGATTCTCCGCGCGTTCTTTTCGGCGCTTTTCATTCCTGGCTGGATAGTAAGTTTCCTTGTTGGCCTGGTTCCAAGCCCGTGAGGCTGGACGATCCACCTTGCGGACGGCCTCATAGGCGCAGTCGGGACAATACTTTTGCCGGCCAGAGTTTACCACATACTCTTTCCCGCAGACGGTGCATTTATCGATACTACCGAGAGGGCGGTCAGCCTTTCGCCCCTTTTTTCTCCGCCTCGCGTCTGCTTCTCTACTCCGCACCAGGCGGCAGGCCGGGCAATACCATGCGCGGGGGCCGCCATCAAAGACAGCGCCGCACTGGCGGCAGGTACGGGGCTTTACAACAACAGCCATCAGAGAAGTCTCCTCAACTCCACGCCAAGCGCGTCAGCGATTGCTAGCAGATTCTTGGCGGTGAGGTTTCCGGCCTCGGACTCTCCAAGCTCGACACGCTGGATTTGACGGATATTGACACCAGAGCGCTCGGCCAACTGCTTCTGCGTCAGACCGGCTTTGACTCGCTCATAGGTCAGCCTGGTTGCGGTGGGGTACCTCTCATATATGGCGGTGTCCCCCATCTTCTCGGCGTCCTTGACGGGCATCCAGACCCACTGGTACGGGACGATGTGCTTTTTCAGGCAGCCCATGATCAGCTCCTGGCCTTGCTTCATGGCTGTTTCCCAGTTCTCAGCCTCGATGATGGCTTTCATTCTCCCCTCATATACCTGGGCACCAGGGACGGGGGGAACATCCTCCCCGGCGGCTGGGTTACGCTTTAAGTCTGCAATGATGTAATACTTTTCCATAGTTGTCTCCTTACCAATCGTAATTAAGCGTACTTGACGCAGATGGAATTGAGAGTTTCGCGGCTGCCAGTCCAAGCCTTGTTGTCACGATCCCAAACCAGACCGAACTCGCGCATCATGCTACGCACGGGGTAGGTATTGCCAGTGACGGTCAGGGCGTCCATGTCGATATCCACCAGGACGGGGTGCGCCAGGGTTCCGCCGACCTGGACATTGCACACGAGGCCGGAGAACACACGGGCGGCGTCCTTCGCGGCCTTCCAGGCGCGGCGCAGGCACTCACCGAAGCTGAGAGAGGTGACCCACTTGAGGGACATCTTGCGCAGGTTCCAAGCGGCTTTCATGATTTCAGAGAGATTGTACTTTTTCATGTTAGTTACCTCCTGGGGCTGTCCCCCTCTTGATGATTCTATTATACGCTAATATTAGCGTATTGTCAACATGAAAATGCTAATATTAGCGTAAAATATTTGCCGCCCCGCAGTTGCAGGAGACGGGGGAGGCTATCAACCCACACGGGTGTATCGCTTAACAGGCTGTGACGGCTGGCCGGATCCGAGCCAGTGCTCGACAGTAGGCGGCGAAAAGCATTTAAAAGCATTTAAAAGCATTTCAAAAGCAAAACGAAAGCAAGGGAGAGAGAAAGAAAAGGTCCCCCTCTTGATGGCCCCCTTTATCCCCCCTCTCCCTTCCCCCCGATCCCCCTATCTCTTACCCCCCTATAATCCCCCCTTAATCTCCCCCGAAAAGAAAGAGAGAGGGCGCGCTCTGTCGGTGGCGGTGGGGGGCATTTGTAGACTCTACTTAGGCGAGAGGTGGTGAGTGTGGCATTAACGCCAAAGCAGGAAAGATTTGTGCAGGAGTACCTTGTGGATTTGAATGCCGCACAGGCTGCTCTTCGGGCAGGGTATAAAAACCCTGAAATTGGGCGGCAGCTAATTACGAAAAATAACGTTTCTTCCGCAATTCAGGAAGCAAAGAGAGCCAGAAGTGAACGGACAGAGATTACACAGGACTATGTGCTTGCCAAGCTGAAGGAAATCACAGATAAACCGGCCTCGGATGCGAATGACAGCGATCTGAAGTATTCCAGCAAGATAAAAGCGCTTGAATTACTGGGAAAGCATGTGGGAGCGTTCGATGGAAAGGCGAACGGCGATGGAGATACGGAGGTTAAGGTGGTCATAGATGTCTGAGATTCGTTTATCGTCCGTCCTTGGACCTGCATTCCACCTACTGGCTCGTGACGTATTCCAACACGGACACACACACTATGATTTGTCTGGTGGCCGAGGCTCGCTTAAATCTTCCTGCGTCTCCCTGCTGGTGCCGCTTATCTTGCTGACCAATTCAAACACCCACGCCTTGGTACTTCGCAAAGTGGCGAACACCATCCGGGACAGCGTATATGCACAATATCTATGGGCAATCGGAGAATTGGGTATGGCGGCATACTGGGACGCTAAGGTTCAGCCTATGGAGCTGATTTATAAGCCGACTGGGCAGAAAATCATGTTCCGGGGCGCTGATGACCCCATGAAAATAAAGTCCATCAAGGTTCCGTTCGGATATATCGCTGTAACACACTTTGAAGAAAAAGATCAGTTTTCCGGTCGGGCGGAGATTAGAACCATTTTACAATCTACCATGCGCGGCGGGTCGAAGTTCTGGAACTTTGAGAGCTACAATCCACCCATCAGCCGGGACAACTGGGCCAACAAAGACAGCTTGGAAGAAAGAGCGGACAGGCTGTGCCATAAGAGCACATACTTGGAGGCCCCGCCTGAATGGCTTGGGGCGCAGTTTCTGGCAGAGGCCGAACATCTGAAATCCACGGATGAGCGGGCATACCGCCATGAATACTTGGGCGAAGCGGTCGGCACCGGCGGCAACGTATTTGAGAATCTGGAGTTGAGGGGAATCACGGACGAAGAGTTCGCTTCCTTTGACCGTATCTATCAAGGTGTGGACTGGGGCTGGTTCCCTGATCCATTTGCCTTTATCCGCCTCCACTATGACCGAGCCAGGGAGACAATATACCTAATGGACGAGATATACCAAAATAAGCTGACCAACGAGGCGAGCGCAAAGTTGATTCTTTCCAAAGGATACAAGGATGCTTACATTACCTGTGACAGCGCAGAGCCTAAATCATCAGCAGACTATCGGGCGATGGGCCTTCCGGCCAAAGAGGCAATTAAGGGGCCTGGAAGCGTGGAGTATGGTATGAAGTGGCTCCAGAAGCGGAAGATTGTCATTGACCGCAGAAGGACTCCAAACGCTTATAGCGAGTTTGTGAATTATGAGTATGAGCGAAATAAGGATGGGGAGATCATCAGCGGGTATCCTGACGAGAATAACCACCTTATTGACGCTACAAGGTATGCACTTGAGCGTGTATTCAGAAGAATGGGGGTAACTGCTTGAACATAAATGATAAGCTGAAAGAGCTGGGCTTTGCCACCATCAGCGAATACTTTTACCGAAAAGTGCAGGAATGGAAAAGCTGGTATATTGGAGATGTGAAGGGCTTCCATCGGTACAAGGTTCGAAACGGAACGAGCATGGTTCGATGCAAGCGGTATACTCTCAACATGGGCAAGAAGATCCCAGAGGATTGGGCAAACCTCCTGATGAATGAAAAGGTGGAAATCACTCTGGAGGGGCAGCGGGAGCAGGAATTTATTGACCGCGTGTTCGCCGAAAACAACTTTCTGGTCCAGGTAAATGAGATGCAGGAAAAAGCGTTTGCACTCGGGACAGTGGCCTTTATACCGCGAGTAGTAGGCATGGAAGCGACGGAGTTTGGTCCCATTCCTGGAAGCGCAAGCGGCATTGTAATGGATTATGTGACCGTGGAGCATATCTGGCCGCTGGCATGGCAGAACGGTATTATTACCGATTGCGCATTTGATAGCATCGTGACCGTCAACGGTGAGGATTATTGTTATCTCCAGATTCATCACAAGGTAGACGGCTTATACGACATCGAGAATCGCATCTATCATTACCGCAATAACAATGTGGATGCAGAACTGTCTTTGGCCGACATTCCAGGGTTTGAGGCAGTCCCTCCTGTGGTACATACCGGATCAGATCAGAGGCAGTTTGTTATTGACAGGCCTAATATTGCCAACAATTTTGACGATTCTCCGCTGGGGGTTTCTGTCTATGCAAACGCCATCGATGTTCTCAAAGGCGTAGATGTGGCCTATGATAGCTACGTCAATGAGTTCGTCCTTGGAAAAAAGCGCATCATGGTCAAGCCGTCTGCAACCAAAGACCTCGACGGAGAGCCATTTTTTGACCCGGACGACTTGGCTTACTATGTACTCCCGGAGGATGTAAGTGACGGTGCGGTCATCACGCCCATCGACATGACACTACGTACCCAGGAGCACAACACGGGTATCCAAGACCAACTGAATCTACTGTCCAGCAAGTGTGGCTTTGGAGAAAACCATTACCGCTTCGACCAGGGGAGCATTACCACAGCCACCCAGGTCATCAGCGAAAACTCCACCATGTTTAGGACCATCAAAAAGCATGAAATCATTTTGGAACAGGCCATTACAGAGTTGTGCCATATTATTCTTCGGCTTGGGAATGCAGCCATGGGCGCCGGGCTGAATGAAGATGCTAAAGTTACCATTGACTTTGATGACTCTATCATCGAGGATAAGACCACCGAGCGGAATAATGACCGTCAGGACCTTGCGGCGGGCATTATGAACCCGTGGGAGTACCGCATGAAGTGGTACAACGAGGACGAGGCTACGGCTAAGAAAATGCTGCCAAAGATGGAGGACATGACAACGGAAGGGGAGAACGAGATTGAATGAAATACCCATTCTATCCCGAAGTTCTGGACTCTCTTCCAGAAGAATTGGCCGAGCTATACCGCAGTCTGGAAGCGACGCTCCTGGAGGAAATATGTTCTCGCCTGAAATTATCCGGCGAGCTGAACGAGGTCACGGTGCAGGATATACGGGCACTCCGCTCCCATGGCATTGACCTAAAGGACATAGAAAAGGCCATCCAGAGCACCGCAAACATCAGCCAGCGGGACTTGCAAAAGCTCTTGGACGACGTGGCGGAGCGGAACCAGCGGTACTACCAGGAGGTTATGGACATTGCGGGTGTAACTGCACCGGAAACACTGGTTAGCATCGAGGACACATGGGCTATCTACGAGCAGACCAAACAGACATTCCATAACATGACCGGCTCTATGGGCTTTCTGGTGGACAACGGGCGGACGATGCTTCCCACGGCCAGGGCCTATCAATGGGCGCTGGATAACGCTGAAATGCAGATCACGAGCAGGGCCATCTCTTACAATCAGGCCATCAAAAGCGCCGTCAAACAGCTTGCGGACAGTGGTATCAAGGTCGTGGATTATGAGAGCGGACACCGAGACCAAATCGACGTGGCAGCCCGCAGGGCGGTGATGACAGGCGTATCCCAGATCTGTGCCAAGTACACGGAGCAGAGCGCAGAGTATCTGGAAACACCTTATTTTGAAGTGTCCGCCCACATCGGGGCTCGGGACAAGGGTGTTGGCTGGCAAAACCACAAGGCATGGCAGGGCCGGGTGTACTCCGTAAGGACCGGAGACAAGTATCCGAGCATTTATGAGGTGTGCGGGCTTGGCTATGTGGACGGCTTGGAGGGTGCAAACTGCCGCCATATCAGGATGGCTTTTGTGGATGGTGTGATGGAGCGCACATATACCGACGAAGAACTCGCTCACATAGACGATGGGCACGACGTGGATTTTGAGGGAAAGCACTACACAGCTTATGAGGCCACACAGAAACAGCGGCAGGTCGAGCGAACTGCCCGAAAGTTGAAGCGGGAACAGACAGCATACAAATCCGCTGGACTAACGGAGGACTACCAAGCGGTAACAGCCCGCATACGTCGGTTAAATGCAGAATACAAGGCGTTCAGCGAGGCGGCACAGCTGCCGTTGCAGCGGGAAAGGATGAGGATACTTTATGAATGACACAAAGGCGGTTATGGACGCTATCAACGAGATTCTTAAGCGAGGGAACGATGCACAGATACAGCTGAACAAAGGCCGCATTATGGTTCTGGAAGTGAAGAGGCGGATAAAGTACAAAGAAACAGATGAAACCCTTGTGTAATGAGGTGCTGTTTAGTATAATTAAAATGAGGTGAAATCTATGGCGTCAGAAGATGGAGTGTGGCGGACAATCAGTGGGCGGCGCGTTTTTATCAAGAAAGGTCAAAGTTTAACTGACGCAATGAAGGAAAGCGGCAAGTTTGGTGATGACAGAAAGCCAAAGAGAAGTGAGAAGAAGAGTGCCGATCCTGCAAAAACAGCAACTCGATTAAAGGATGGAGAAACGCAAAGGATTTACGGTAAAGATGAAGGCGGCACCTATCAAGCATCTTCAACAAATGAGTATACATTGACTGGCGATAGAGCTGGTAAAAAAATAGAAATCCCTGAAAACGATACAGATGGAGTAGTTGTTTTTAAGGCCCCCAATACTTCTGGGTTTGTTGATGGGAAGTATGTATCCGATGAAAATGTAAATACAATTTTTTCAGACGGGCGCATTGTTCTGAACGATTATTCCTACAACAATTATATGAATACAAAACTACACGGAATTGTCGAGGCCGAGACATTAAGATTAGCCGGATTAAAGCGTGAGGGTTTGTTTTACCGTGGAACGGATAACGATGCTGAAATAGAATATCTGAAAAGCGGGACAATGCGAGCATCAAAAAACCACGATACAGGAGAAGCCGAGGACGGCGTTTCGGTTTGGGAATCGCCTAAATATTCGTTCAAGCATATGTATGCGGTAACTGGAGATGTTGTATCGATTGGGAGCGATGGCGAGCCAGTTCTTGACCCAAAATCCATTAAACTTGTCAGCACAAAAAGCTTTAGCATCAAAGACTACAACAAGGCGATGGAGATTGGGAAACAGGCGTTCATGGAACTGTATGGATGGACGGAACAACAATATGATGACGCGCTAAATCACAGGGTAAGTAGCAAAAAAAGACTTTAACTAAATAATGTGTACCTTTTGCGGATTGGCGCAAAAGAAGGGTAATTAGAGCCATTTACTCACTTGTTGGGTAGATGGCTCTTTTTTGCAAAACGCTGTGGGGAATGACGCAGTGGAAATAAAGGAGTGTAAATATGGCAGACGATATTATGACTTTTGACGAAATACTGGAAGACCCGACATATAAGTCGGAGTTTGACAGGAGAGTCACAAAGGCACTTTCGACTGTTCAGGCAAAATTGGACGCTGAAATCAAGAAAAGCTCCGGTATGAAATCTTCCGAGGACTTTTCTGCCCTTGAAGAGGAGTTGAACAAGAGCAAAACTGAACTTGGAAAATTAAAGCAAGAAAAATATGTACTTTCTAAGGGCCTGACCGGAGAAGAGGCGGAGTTCATCGCCTTCAAGGCAGGGAAGATGGTGGACGACAAGACCACCTTTGAGCAGGCCGTGGACGCGCTCACCGCCGACCGCAAGAAGACTTCCTTTGACTGGACTGCTCCAGTGGGCGGAGGGACGCAAAAAACAGGAGAAAACGATGTAATGAACGCCCTGATCCGGGGCGCACTGAAATGAAAGGAGAACATAAATGGCTGTTGACATTATCGACAGAAGTAAACTTTCCGGGCTTATTCCCGAGCCCGTAACCCGTGAAATTATCCAGGGGGCCGTAACAGAGTCCGCTGTGCTGCGGATGGCCCGCCGACTGCCCAACATGACCAGTAAGACGCAGACCCTCAATGTGCTGGATGCACTGCCTACCGCCTATTTTGTAAACGGTGAAGCTACTACCGGAGCAGCCGACTCTAAGGCATCCCTCAAAAAGACCACCAACATGGCGTGGGACAAGAAGAAAATCTACGCCGAGGAAATCGCCGTCATCGTCCCCATTCCTGAAGCGGTGTTGGATGATAGCGATTACGATATCTGGGGCGAGGTGCGGCCCCGTCTTCAGGAGGCATTCGGAAAGGTCATCGACGCCGCTATTCTGTACGGCACGGACAAGCCGACTTCTTGGCGTGATGGCCTTGTCCCTTCGGCCACTACCGCGAGCGCTGTTGTGACCGCTACCAGCGATATTTTCAAGGACATCATGGGTGAGGGTGGCGTGATTGCCAAGGTGGAGGAGAGCGGTTATATCCCCAACGGCGTGATGGCTGCCATTCAGATGCGCGCCAAGCTGCGCGGCCTTGTGGACAAGAACGGCCAGCCCATTTTCAAGACCGATATGCAGGGAGATACCCGCTACGCGCTGGACGGCATGAGCATGTACTTCCCCGTGAACGGCGCTTACGACCCGGAGGAATCTTTGGCTATCGTGGGTGACTGGAGCCAGTTGGTCTATGCCATCCGACAGGACATGACCTTTAAGATTTTCGATAGCGGCGTGGTGCAAGATCCCACCACTGGCAATATCCTTTATAACCTGATGCAGAACGACATGGTGGCCCTCCGCGCCGTCATGCGGCTGGGCTGGGAGATTCCCAACCCCATCAACGCCTTCAACGTCGGCAATGAGAACGCCTTCCCTTTTGCTGTTTACGCACCGGCGGGGGGTTAATAGGGTCTGACACTTTAACGCTATTCCCCAGCGGTCAGGCCCTATTGGGGAAACAGGTTTCCGAGCTTGTGGGTGATGACCTGAAGGTTTATGAGAGTGGCGCTGTAACGGGCACATTTCATTATGTGACCAACTACACCGAGTTCAGCGACGCCCCGGACGAGCAGAGCGGGTATTATTTCCCAGTTCACCTGACAAAGACCGGGACAAAGATGACCTTCAAGAAAAATGGCTCTCCTACAAAGGAAGACATCCTGTTTGACGCGGACATTGTCTTCCGGGTGACCAAGGATGATACCTTCGAGGTGCTTGTTGATGATTCCAGCGTAGTGAAATTTAGTTTCACTGGGGCGACGTTTGAGCCGCAGGCTAAGACGAAAGCCCGTGCGAAGAAGTAAGGGGGCGGCCTGATGGCTTACGCAGATTATGAGTATTACACTGCTGCGTATCTAGGCACGGCTATCCAAATGGCTGACTTCCCTCGTCTGTCCCTGCGTGCAAGTTCCTTTCTGGACTACTACACGCAGGGCCGTGCGGCTCAAAACAAAGAGCTGGACGCAGTAAAGATGGCTTGCTGCGCCGTGGCAGAACAGTACCAGAGCATCGACCTTGCCCAGCAAGCGGCCCTGAATGCCCTTAAAAACTCCGCAAATGCTGGAGAGACTGGAGAGTTGCAAAGCCAGAGTGTGGGTAGCTGGTCCAAGACCTACCGAAGCGGCGGTGAAAGTGCCCAGCAGGCCGCGACAGCGGCGCAGTCGGCACAAACACATCTTGCATCTGTTGCAGCGCAGTATTTGGTCGGTACGGGCCTTCTATACCGTGGAAGGGGGTGCGGCTATGGACATGTTCCCCCATGTTGTGACGGTCTATAACACCTACGTTGAGACGGACCATTCCACCTTTGAGGAGACCACAGTGAACCACATCACTGTCCTACGGGGAGTCCTTCTGGATGCCTCTAAGGGTTCCAATGTAACCAAGAGCGGGCTGGAAAGCGCGGATGCAGTCAACCTGTACATTCCATTTTCGGTTGAGGCGTTGGACGGTGTGACAGGCATCCAAAGAAGGTATGTCGGGCCAGTCGAGTTCTGGAAAGCAGATGATAAAAGCGACCTATGGACGCTCTCTGTGGCCCGTGATAGTTTTTTCATCAAGGGTGAGGCTATACACCCGGAATGGACGGTACAGACCATAGAGGCCGACTACGACGGTGTGTACGATATTACTAAAGTCGATGAAAAGGACTTCGGCGGTGAAATGGCTCACTGGGAAGTTGGTGGGGTTTAATGCTGAAATTCAGTTTCCGCGCCGAAGGGCTGGAGGCAATCAGGGACAAGTTGGATGAGGAGTGCACCAAAGCGGAGCATACTGTGGCACTCCAGGTGCGGAAGGACACATCACCATATGTTCCGATGCTTACCGGATCATTGGACAAACGGACGCGGGTAGATGGTTCAGAAGTGATTTACCCAGGCCCATATGCACGCTACTTATATTTTGGAAAACTAATGGTAGACCCGGCTACAGGTAGCAGTTATGCATCAAAGGGCACAACAAAGGTCTTGACTGACAAAAACCTTGTATTTAATACAGCATCACATGCGCAGGCACAATCCCATTGGTTCGAAGCCAGCAAGGCCGAGAATTTGGATAACTGGATTCGGACGGCGGATAAGGCGGTGAAACGTGAACTCTGAGAAAAAAGAGAAACCCCGCATGCTGGCGGCGACAGAAGAAGTGGATAAAATCTCCCGCTCCATGCGGGTGTGGGCCAATACCTTCCCGGAAAAGCCGGTGGACATCATTAAATATGAGTTTCTGTCCGCTGACCAGGGAGACGAGACCGGTATGGCATTGTCTACCATCCAGGGGACCTATATCACAAAGCGGTTCATCCTGGGCGGCTATCAGGCGGAGTACCAATTCAAACTAATTTATCGTATTAAGCCTGGGCGCAGCAACGACAAGCGCCTGGAGGCTGACGAGCTACTGAACCACTTCGGTGACTGGGCAAGAAAAAATCTTCCTGATTTGGGAGACGAGATTCGGGCGCTCCGAGTTGAGCCCACCACACAATCCTCTAAATTTGCCGCTTATGAGGACGGTTATGAAGACTACCAGATTTTGATGAAACTGACATATGAAGTTGGCGTTTGAAAGGAGAAAAACAATGCCTGAGTCTGATTTGACTTTTAATACTACGCCGGGCCAGACCGTAGGCCGTGAAATGTTAATTGCTTACCTAAACACTGGAGAGAGCTCTACGCCTACGTGGTCTCCAATCGGTAAGCGTGTAGAGGACAGTTCAGCCGAATACGACTGGCAAGCAGAAACCAAAGTTGATATTTTTGGAAATACCTATACCAACGGGAAGAAACCAACCATTACACAAACCTTTGACCCATGTGAGTTGGATGCAGATGACGCAGCACAGGAAAAAATCTGGAACCTTGCTATCAAAGATCAGAACGTGAACGCTTTGATGAATCAAGATATGCTTATTGTCCATCTGTATGCGGGGACGGCCGGAACAGCGGTATTTGCTGAAAGATACTCCTCATGCTCTATTTTGCCGTCCGGGCTCGGTGGTAAAGGCGGTGGCACAATTGGGATGCCAATTGATGTTACATATGGCGGCACCAGAACTGTTGGTACAGCATCGATTAGTGATGGAACTGTGAAATTCACACCGGGAACCGTGGAGGTTTAACTTATGAAGGAACTGAATTTTGACTCCGGCCTTGTTACATATTCTTTGAATGGCAAGTGCGAGGTGTCGTTCAACCCCACTGACAGCAACTTCGTTGAGCGGCTGTACTCCACTTTTGAAGATCTGGACAAGAAGCAGGAGAGCTACAAGGCCCAGATCGAGAAGATGGTGGACAAGAAGGAAATCTTCGAGTTTGCCAAAGAGCGGGACGCTGAAATGCGCGGCATTATTGACGGCGTGTTCGATGCCCCTGTGAGCGAGTCTGTCTTCGGCGGCATGAATGTCTATGCCATTGCCAACGGCCTCCCTGTCTGGTGCAACTTGATGATGGCGGTCATGGATGAGATTGATACCACTTTCACCAGAGAGCAGAAGCTTACTAACCCGCGCATCAGCAAGTACACAGCGAAATACCAGAAGTATCAGAAGAAGTAACCAAAGGAGCACGCCATGAGCTATGGACTTCCAAAAAGCGTGGATATAGACGGGCAGGAGTTTGCTATCCGCTATGATTATCGGGTTATCCTCGACATTTTCGAGGCCATGAACGACCCCGATTCCAGCGAGGAAGACCGGGCCCTTGACGTGCTCCAAGTCTTCTATGTGGATTTTGACGAGCTGACCGACTATGACGCGGCCATGAAAGAGGTTTTTCGATTCATCAACGGCGGCGAGGAGCCACGGGAGCAGAAAGGCCCCCACCTTGTGGACTGGCCTATGGACTTCCCCCGCATCATTGCCCCTATCAACCGTGTGCTGGGCTATGAAGCCCGCGCTGTGGACTACGACATCGAAACCAACACGGGCGGCATCCACTGGTGGACTATCCTCGCGGCCTATGCGGAAATAGGGGACTGCCTCTTTGCCCAGATCGTCCGCATCCGCGACAAGAAGGCAAAGGGCAAGCCGCTGGACAAGTCTGACAGGGAGTTCTACCGAAAGAACCGTGACATTATCGACATCAAGCAGACATACAGCGAGGCGGAGAATGACCTCGTCAACCTCTGGACGGGCGCAAAATGAAACCGCCCCAGGAGGGGCGGCTATGATTATCGTATCGTGCATTTTGTCAACTGAACTTGAGCAAGAGGGATTCCATCGCACTCACCAGCGATAGTGATGTAGTCTCCATCCTTTAGCTGTGCAATCAAATCCGTTTGGTCTCCATCCTTCGGGAAGAAGCACTGTATAGGATAAAGGCCATAACCGTCATTTGTTTCGAGCGAAATGCAAGGTGCTTTTGTTAAAACATCCTGCCCGATGTTTTGAATTGTGCCAGTCACAACCAAGATTTTATCCTTATACAGCGCATCGGCATTCACTGCATTCTCCTTATATGCCGCCCACAAGCTGTTGGCTGAGATGGTAATTTCCTCCGGATGGATGTTCTGCGCTAAATTATCGGATGGCTGCGTGGGTGTAGTAGTTGATTGGCTTGGACTATAGCCATCGTTTGACTGACTATCAGAGCGGCCCCCAAAAGTAAGAGATACAGCGGCAATAATAGCAACGACAATCACAGCTGCAAAGGCAACATTTCCCTTAATTTTTCTGCTTCTTTTTTCTGGGGCGTTCTCACTATCGAAAACAGCGGTTTCTGGTGTATTTGTTGCGTATTCACTCTCAACTACGAGGTGTGATCCAGATATTGCTGTGTTTACAACTTTTGCAGTGTCATCCGGCGATACGAGGATTGAAATTGAGCAGTCGATTTTACGCCCCTTTTGGAACGAAAGCGTATGGGGTCCATCTTGAGCGTATGCAGAAACGGTTGTGCCGTTTCTTAAAATCCCAACCACTTTGTCATCCAAAAGTACCGTGAAGTCGACAGCACATCCCCACGGCGATTTTTCTCTTGTAATAATGATTTCTTTGTACCCTTCCAATGTAAATCTCTCCCCTCAAGGTGGTGTTTAATGTGGCCGCTGACGGCTCCATCGTCATTGAAACCAATATTGACAATAAGAAAGCACAAAAAGAGCTGAATCAGCTTGCTAAGAAAATCCAATCGCTCGAAGATCAACTTACGTCCAAAAAGCAGGGGAGGTTTCCTTTAGTAGAAAACCTCAACGTTGTAAATGCGGAGTTGGAGGAGGCCAGGAAGCAGTTATCCATGCTCCAGGACGAACAGAATGCTATCAATGCCGCCATGAAACCTGGTTCGTCCGCTGATGACTATATGCGTGCCTATTCTGACAGGCCTATGGTCGATTCCAAATTGAAAAAGCAACAAGAAAAGGTTGACGCAATTGAGAAAGAGTGGAGGCAGGCTGAAAAAGCGCTTTCAGATTATGATTCCAAAATTTCTGGCTTAGAAAGAAAGTTGAACCTGGCAAAAGAGGAAGCCGGAGGGCTCCAGCAGAACATGGCAAAGTCCGGCCCTGCCGCCGCCAAAATGGCAAAATCAGTAGATAGAGCGCAAAAGAGCGCAAGCAAGTTTTCTTCTCGTATGCGTGAAGTTATCAGAAGCGCGCTTGTATTCACGGTCATTACACAAGCTCTTGCGAAGTTCCGTGAATGGATGGGGAAAGTCATCAAAACAAATGACGAGGCTAGAGCGTCTATTGCACGCCTAAAAGGGGCTCTCCTGACGCTCGCTCAACCGATGATTGAGGTCATTATACCAGCATTTACAAATTTTGTCGATATGTTGGCCCGTATAATTTCAATGGCCGCCCGGATTACTGCTGCGCTTTTTGGTACAACAGCAGAGAAAGCTGCGGACTCCGCTGAAAATCTGTATGAGGAAACAGAAGCACTTGAAAAAACGGGTGAGGCGGCTGAGGAGGCCGGGAAATCGCTCGCTTCTTTTGATGAAATCAACCAGCTTTCGGGGAGCAGAAATAAAAGTGAATCTTCTAATCAAGATATTGGGCCAGACTTTTCTGCCTTTCAAGAAGGTATGAATAGCGGATGGCTCCAAGAAATGATGGCGAGTGTATCTGCTTGGGTGCCAATTGCATTAATGCTAGGTGGTATTGCACTTGTAGCTATAGGAGCATCTATAGGGAGTTTAGTGCTGGTTCTTTCTGGTTTACTTTTACTTGGAGCTGGCATTGATTTCTCCGGAGAAAATGAACAATTACAGTCTTGGGTTGATGCACTTGGTTTAAATAGTGTGCAAGAGTTTGTGTTATTGGCAATTATACTCGGCGGCATCGCCATGGTTGCTATTGGAGCTTCAACTGTAAATATTTTACTTGTTGTGGCTGGACTAGCTTTGATCGGAGTTGCTGTGGCTTATGCATATCAAAGCGGAATGATGCAAGATTGGGCGGAAGCGCTTGGACTTTCTAGAGCAGCCCAGTTTATAACTGCCGCTCTATTGATAGCTGGATTTGCCCTTATTTGTATTGGCGCAGGACTAGGGAATATTCTTATGGTTATATCTGGTATTTCTTTGATTGCAACTGGCGTCTTTGTAGGGAGTGAGAGTGGAGTTTTTGAATCTTGGGCAAAGACGCTGGGACTTGATTCCGCGTTTGACTATGTAACAGCTGCAATGCAAATAGCTGGATTTGCCCTCATCTGTATTGGAGCGGCAATGGGGAATATCTTTATGGTTATCGCTGGAGCAGTTCTTCTAGGAGCAGGGGTGACAGCAGAAGTAATTGGAGAACAGACACTGATGGCATGGTGGGAAAAACTGAAACTTACAACCGTTGTTCAATGGGTATCTGTCGCCATCCTTTTGGTAGGCATCGTAATGGTAGCTATTGCGGCTGCTACTGGAAATCTTATTTTGCTAATTGCTGGTGCAGTGGTGCTCGGCCTTGGAATTGTTGCCGCAATAAATGATGATCATTTGCAGGATTGGGTTGAAACATTAGGCCTTGAAAAAGTAATGGAGTATGTAACGATTGCAATTTTGCTTGTAGGAATCGGGCTTGTTGCAATCGGGCTAATGACTATGAACGTTCTTATGTTTTTAGGTGGATGTGCACTCCTTATTGCTGGATTTGTCGTTGGGAATGAAAGTGGGACGTTTCGTAGTTGGGTAGAAACATTACATCTTGAAGAGGTGGCTGGATGGGTATCTACAGCAATGCTGCTTGCTGGAATTGCATTAGTCGCTATTGGTGCAATGACATTAAACCCTCTATTCATACTGGCCGGGATTGCACTTTTAGGTGGGGGGACAGCGCTTAAGCTTGGAAGTGGCAGTACGAAGGGGAGTTCTTATTCAGCCAGATCAGGCTTAGGCCGAATGTCAGTACCAAGGCTTTCAATTGATGACGTTCCTGCCCTTGCAAAAGGCGCGGTCATACCGCCTAATAAAGAGTTCCTCGCCGTACTGGGAGATCAAAAGAGCGGGACAAATATAGAGGCTCCAACATCTGAGATTGAAGCCGCTGTTGCCCGTGGGATGCAGCGATATGGTGGCGGCGGCTCCAATACAGTTATCTTGGAAATCGACAAGCAGGTGCTTGGTCGCGTATCTTATCAAGCAACTCAGAGCGAAGTTCAGCGTATCGGCGTAAATTTGGTGGAGGGTTAAATGAGCTATATCAAATTGAACGGCATTGAGTTTGACGCAGATGTTGCAATTTCGACTTATAATCGAAGTTTCAATGTACTAGATGGAGATAATGCTGGCCGAGTGCTTTCCGGTCGAATGATACGTGATGTTATTGGAACCTATCTTGGACATAAGATTACAGTGTTTCGCAGAGGAGACAATTACGAAGGGCTGGATACCTTTTGGGACTATCTGTACCAACACTCAGTCGATGATAGCGTTATGTTGGAGGCTGCGGACGGACAGACAACCATCTCCTACGAGGCGTATTATACTAGCGCATCTCAAGACATGGAGAAGGTAGAAGGTAGCGTAAATTATTGGGGAGAAATAGAGGTAAGCTTTGTTCCGATAGACGCACAGGTCAAGCCGTAAAAAGTGAGGATAGGCGATGGCAAACAAAAACAAAATTGTGTATGGCGACAGAGTTTTTGAGGGCAACAAAATTAAAAGCGGAAATCTTCATCTTGCAACATCTCTTCTATCTTCCTCTCTGGAAGCCAATACCTTATCAGTCGTAATTGAGACTGAGGACAGAACAATTACAGAGTTTGAAAGAAACGCTCCAATTGTTTATTTTTATGATGACGTTCAGACCGGTGTGTTTTATGTGAAATCCATTGACCGGAATGGCCCTAATACATATAAGATATCTGCAACAAGCGCAATTGGGCTTTTATCTGAAAATCAGCATTATGGAGGAATCTACTCTGGAGAGACTGCATCCGAACTTCTTGCTTCCATATGCGGCACAATACCATACGAGATCAAAACAAATTTAGCAGACATAAAATTGTATGGTTGGTTGCCTATCGCTACAGCAAGGGATAACTTGTCACAGGTTCTATTTGCAATTGGCGCAACTATTCGAACTGATCTAAATGGAGTTCTTCGGATTGCGGCCCTTTGGGATGGAATTAGCGGGAACCTTGGTTTAGACCGAATGTATCATGGCCCGAGCGTCACTAACGCGGCCAAAGTAACCCAAGTAATTGTTACAGAACACCAATATATAAAATCTGGTGAGTCATCTACACTTTTTGAAGGGGCCACAGAAGCAGGCAGTATTATCACATTTGAAGAGCCTGTTTTTAATCTATCCGCATCTGGCTTTACTATTTTAGAGAGTGGAGCCAACTACGCAAAACTATCTTCAGGTTCCGGAAGGCTTACTGGAACAAAGTATACACACAACAAAAGCCAAATCATACGTGATATTGTTTCAGCCAAAGAGCCGAATGTAAAGAAGGTTGAAAATGCTACGTTGGTATCGCTCATAAACTCTGCGGCTGTCGCAGACCGAATGAAAAATTACTATAAGCATGCTCAATCTATCCAAGCACCAGTTGTCTATAAAGGGGAATCAACAGGAAACCGTGTGTTGACGTGGGACCCATATAACAAAGAACCAGTTACGGCCTGCATTGAAATAGAAGATATTAACATTTCAAATACATTAAAGTCAACTTCAAAAATGCTTGTTGGATATAAGCCACCGCAGACGGAGGACGTTGAGATATTAGAAAATCGAATTGTTTTGTCCGGTAGCGGTACATGGCAAATACCTGATCAGGCAGTAAATGTGCGTGTTGTCGTAATCGGAGCTGGTAACGGAGGTCAAGCCGGAATGGACGGAGAACCTGGTGATGATGGTGCATCTGCTAGTGCTTCGAATGGCGGAACTGGCATTGGAGTTTTTGGGAAAGGTGGATCTGGTGGAAATGGGGGGCACGGAGGAGGAGGGGGCAAATTTCTTACAGTAGATCTTGAAATCGGAGATGATAGGACCCTTCAATTCCAGTGTGGGGCTGGAGGAACTGGAGGGATAGCTAATGGGGCAGAAGGATCTATCGGGACAGAAACAACTATTTCGATAGGTGGGATGGTTTATTCAAGTGGTGATGGAGATTCGACAGGTGCCGGATACACAGACATCATAACAAAAGAAACTTATGCAAAAACAGGAGACATCGGAGCCGATGGAGCCAATGGAGGAAACGGAGGGGAATCAACTGCCTATGAACTATTGAAAGGTGACAGTGGAGAAAATTCAGGAGATATACCTGGTGGCGCTGGGGGCAAAGCCGGAAGTTATAGTGGAGGCTCTACACCGCACAGTTGGCGTGAAGTTGATGGAGGATCTTCATCCGCAAGATTTACAATCGGAGAAACAATTTCTGGATATACAAAGTCGTCTTTTGACACAAAAACTGGAGAGTGGAGGCTAAGCGACTTTAAATCTGCTACCATAAAGGCAACAGGTACAAGCCCTAATTATTTTTGTACACTTGTTGGGTCTGGAAGTTCACAGTATCGTATAGAAGAACTTGTTGGGAATAATTACACAGAAAACCCTAAAGACGTTCCTGGATATCGTTATAAGACAAACAAAAGTCCAAACTATGGAATTGCATGGCAAAAAGGATACGGCGGCGGTGGTGGCGGTGGCTCTTCTTATAATTCTCCTGGAGGGCAAGGAGGGATAAACGACCAAAATCCATCTTCTTACGGATCTGGAGGAAACGGAGCATCAGGCGATTCAAAGTCTATAGCTACGCTATACGGATGCGGAGGAGACGGAGGAAATGGCGGCGGCGGTGGCGGCGGCGGCGGTGGGTCTCGTATTCAGCTTTGGGAAACATACACCAAATACACAACCGCGGATGGTTCTTCTGGTGGACATGGTGGTAAAGGAGGATCTGGCGGAGACGGAGCGGATGGATGTGTAATTGTTTACTATGGCGCACCTAAAAAAAAGGTATCTGGCCCCGTGAAAGACAGAAATGGCCTCGTTGTTCTGGACAAGCTTGGCCGTCGGCTAATTGTGTGAGGTGAGAAAATGGAACTGACTCTGGAGGAGCGTGTAGCGGCACTTGAGCGGAAATTATCAGCCAGAGAAGCGGCAGAAGAACCAACCGAATACTACACCAGCAAATACAGCGGTGAGGAGATCGATGCCTTGTTGGGCTCCAGCACCCGCCGGAACCTGCTGGATAACTGGTACTTCGTGGGCGGAGGCTCCCAGCAGGGCGGCGGGTCGTTTCCCGTTAACCAGAGGGGGAAGACGAGCTATAGTACGTCATATGGGTCTATTTTTGATTGCTGGAAATGCGGCAAACCTGGATCTGTAATTACGCTTGCCCATGATTATCTGACACTCAACAATGTAGGTGATCTATTCCAGATCACGCAAAATGTTGATCAGGGTGAAGTTGTCACCGCCTCGATATTAGCAACGGATGGATTGTTTAGCGGTACTGTTACAATCCCTGTGGCGACTAGCGAAAATATAGGTATCAATGCTTATCAGGGAAACGGCATTACTATTGCAGTGCTTGGTTTGGCCGGTGGAAACGTTCAATTTTCAATCTTAACGGATACTGAAAAGAATTTGATTGCAGGCAAGCTAGAACTTGGCTCCGGCCAAACTCTAGCCTACCAAAACGAGGAAGGCAACTGGCAGCTCTTCGAGACGCCGGATTATGCCGAGGAGCTAGCGAAATGCCAGAGGTATTTTCAACTTTACAGTGCGGCCGATAAACGACCAGCTAAAGCAGTGGATTGCCGCCCGACAATGCGCATTGACCCGACGCAAGGTCAACTCCAAATCAACGCACAAACCCTATATTATAATTCCGCGGAACTATAAGGGAGTACATTATGGCCGAAATGACACCTGACCTAAACTATATTGTTTATGTCCAAACCGATAGACATAACCGCATCACCGCCGTCAATTCCTCCGCCTTTGTGAGCGGGGATTGGGGCACGGAGATTGACCGAGGTTACGGAGACAAATACCACCACGCTCAAGGTCACTACTTCCCGCGGCCCATCTACACCGAGGACGGCATCCCCCGGTACAAGCTGGAGGACGGCAAAGTGACAGAACGGTTGATGAACGGGGGCGAAACATAATGCTCATCATGACGGATTGGTATATCTGTACCCCGCCTAAATTTTGCCTCGGGTTTGAGGGCGACAATGAGGTTGTAGCCCTCGAAATCTCCACCGACCTCACAGACGAGTGGGACTTAAAGGTGGATGTGGAGAAGAGCGGTCAGAAGAATATTATCCAGCTCCAGCGCGTCGGGCAAGTGTACTCCGCCTTGCTGACGGCATCCGTGCTGGCTGATGACGGCCAGTATTTAATGCAAGTCAGAGGCACCCTCGGGGAGCAGGTGCGGCACAGTAATATATTCTACGCAACGGTTCATGACTCCATTAACGCCGTAGACGCTTTCCCACCTCCCCTGCCCTCCGAATTTGAGCAGATGGAGGAGCGCATTACAGACCTAAACCAGCATCCCCCGAGGCCCGGCCTGGATGGGTTTTGGGAGATTTGGAACCCGGATAGCGGCCAGTACGAGGCGTCGGATATCCCTTTACCGGAGGGTGGAGGAGGTACATCCTACAACATCGGGCACGGGCTAAAGCTGGACAGAGACACAAGGACGTTATCTGTGGACACAGTAAGCGGCTTTGACGAGGGTGATAATACGCTCCCCATTACCGCAGCCGCGGTGCAGGAGACGGTAGGCAATATCGAAATCCTGTTAGGGACAATTTGAAAGGTGGGAAAGTATGAGTGTAGCAACTGAAATCAGCAGAATCCAAACAGCGCGGAACACTATCAGGTCAAAGGCCGTTGAACTGGGCATCGGCACAAGCACGGACGATCTGACCAAGCTGGCAACGGAAATTGATGGAATTGAGAACAGAGGAGCGGTATCTGCTACTGTCCAAGAGGGCGATACATATACCATCCCCAAAGGCTACCACAACGGCAGTGGCACGGTGTCAGGGGTGTCCGGTGGCGGAAACTATAACCTCCAGAGCAAGACTGTCACGCCAACCAAGTCCCAGCAGAATGTGACGCCCGACCCCGGCTATTATGGCCTGTCCGATGTGACAGTAGCCGCCATCCCCGGGAACTACCAGGACGTATCCGCCGTTACGGCGCTACCTCAA